TATCCACCTTTTATAATTAATAAGTGCTTATCTATGCATTATGATACGTTAATGCAATCTAATGAGATGAACGGGTTTCATTTCTTACCGAAGAAACTACAATTTAATTTTTTCATAAATAGTATCAGAAAGAAGAAACGATTTGGTGGCAAGTGGTTAAAATCAAATCAATTGAAAAACTTAGATTATATTAAAGAGTATTATGGTTATAGTAATGAAAAGGCAAAGACTGCTCTGAATATATTATCTAAAGAACAAATTGAAACTATTAAGAAAAGATTAGATAAAGGTGGGAAAAAATGAGTGAATTAAGAAGTGAACAGGTGAACTGGACACCTAACGATATGTTAGAAGTAACAATAAAACAACCAGATGATTTCCTAAAGATAAGAGAAACATTAACAAGAATAGGTGTTGCAAGTCGAAAAGACAGAACACTATATCAATCGTGTCATATTCTACATAAACAAGGTAGATATTTTATAACACATTTTAAAGAACTATTTGCACTTGATGGTAAACCAGCAAGTTTAGTTAAGAATGATATTGAAAGAAGAAATACAATAGCAACATTACTTGCTGATTGGGAACTTATAGAAATATTAGATACCAATAAAGTTGTAAATCAAAGGGCACCATTAAGTCAAATTAAAATATTACACTTCAAAGAAAAAAACGATTGGAACTTATCTGCTAAATATAATATAGGAAAAAGTCAAGGTAATGGAGAATAATGCATATACCAAAATTCAAAGATTTTTTAAGTGAGCAAACACTAGCAAGAAATACTAAACCTATTACTATTGCAGTAATTACAAAAACTAACCCCAATATTAAAAAAAGAAAAGTTGGTGGTAAAGAAGACAAAGAACTTACTGTAGATTATATTGCAAAATCTTGTGAAAAGTTGAATGTAAAATGTATTGTTATAGAAACTAGACATGCTATTATTACAGGTAAAGACGAAGAAAAAAATACTTTAACTGTTTATAATTTTGATGGTGAAGATAGTGAGCATACATTTATAGGTAAAGATACTGTTTGTATTACAAGAGCAGGTGCAGTAGAAGATGAAGCAGGATTATCTATTATATCTGCTTTTCAAAACTCTGGTTCTTTTATGTGTAATACTAGAAATGCTATGTTAACATGTAATAACAAACTTACTTCAGCATTATTATTTGAAAAGTTTAATATACCAACACCTAAAACTGCATTTATATCAAATGAAAAAAATATAGATGATGCTTTAGAAATGATAGGTGGTATTAAAAAGTTTCCTGTTATAGTAAAAACACTTACAGGTACGCAAGGTATTGGTGTTGTTAAAGTTGACAGTTATGATGGACTTGTTTCTACAATTCAAGCATTATGGAAACACGGTGCAGAATTATTATTACAAGAATATATGCCAAGTGATTCTGATATACGAACATTTGTAGTAGATAATAAAATATTTGCAAGTACAGAACGTGTACAAGGTAGTGATGATTTCAGAACAAACACACATAGAGGTGCAACTGCAAAACCATATAAGTTATCAGATGAAGAGATTGATTTAATATTACGAGCAAGTAGGGCATCAAAAGCATATCTTTGTGGTGTTGACCATATCATTCATAAAAATAAACCATATATACTAGAAGTAAATGGTTCACCTGGTACAGGTGCAGAATATGAAAGTTATTCATACGAAGACCCATTTTCTGATGCTAAAAATAGTGGTTCTATTAAGGGTGATAAGTTAACAGATAATGTTATAAAATGGATATTAGATAGAAAACATTGGGATAGACAATCACTAGTAGAAGCAGGTTGGTTAGAAACTATGGAGATTGAGGGTTTTGGTAAAATACGAGCAAAATTAGATACAGGTAATGGTGCTAAAGCATGTTCTTTTCATGCAGAAAATATTAAAGTAAAAGGTAAAACTGTGTCTTGGAAATATAATGGTAAATCCTATACCGAACCTAAACACGGAGAATCTAAAGTTTTTAGAGCAAATGCTGAAGGTGAAGAACCAAGTGAAACTAGACCAACTATCCTATTAGATTTAGCATTTAATGGGTTTGTATACAAGGACGTTGAGTTTGGATTAGATGAAAGACCTAGGTCAAGTTCTGATTTATTATTAAACCGTGAAACAATACGATTGTTTAATGCGTCTGTTAATCCTAATAGAACATTTTGTTTATCAAAGAGATTGCCACCGGTTGACAAAGATTAAAAAATAAGTTATATTATATTATGAATTTTTACAAGAACGTGATTGTGCATAGAGGTAAACTTCTTATTAGAGGTGTGCTAAATGGTGAAGACTATACTGAGAAATTAGATTTTAGTCCTACACTGTATGTGCTATCACAAGAAGAATCAGAATACAAAACCTTACAAGGTCAAAATCTAAAACCTATAAAACTTAATTCTATATCAGATGCTAGAAGATTTAGAAGAGAGTATGCTACTCAAAATTCACCAGTTTTTGGTTTAGAAAGATTTCACTATCAATATATTGGTCAGGAATATCCTAATCAGATTGATTACTCAAAAGAATATATTAAAATATTTACTTTAGATATCGAAACAACTTGCGAATCAGGATTTCCTGACGTAGAAAATCCTATGGAGCAGTTGATTTGTATTACTATAAAAAATCAATCTAATAAAAATATTATAACTTGGGGTGTCGGCAAATATTACCACGACAGAGATGATGTTACTTATATAGAATGCAAAGATGAAAATGAACTGCTAATGCAATTTATGGTTTTCTGGACTAAGAATTATCCAGACATTATTACCGGGTGGAATACTAAATTCTTTGACCTTCCATATTTAATGAATAGAATAAGATACTTACATGGCGATAAAGTCATAAACAAAATGTCTCCTTGGAAACTTATTGATAGAGAAGAAATAGAAGTAAGAGGTAAACCTATGACTGTTTATCACTTATTTGGTATTACTATGCTTGATTACTTAGATTTATATAAATGGTTTATACCTACAAGACAGGAGAGTTACAAACTTGACCATATAGGTGAAGTTGAATTGGGTCAAAACAAGAATGAAAATCCTTTTGATACTTTTAAAGAGTTTTATGAGAAAGACTATCAAAAGTTTGTTGATTATAATATTCAAGATGTTGAACTTGTGGATGCTTTAGAAGATAAATTAGGTCTTATTGATTTGAGTTTGACTGTCGCATACGAAAGTAAAGTAAACTATGATGATATATTTTCTCAAGTAAGAGTATGGGATACTTTGATTGCTAATCATCTAATGAAGAAAAAGATATGTGTACCACCAAGAGAAGACCAAGTAAAAGAATCAAAATATGTTGGTGCTTATGTAAAAGAACCTAGACCTGGTTTATATAAGTGGGTTGTTTCGTTTGATATCAACTCATTATATCCTCATATTATTATTCAATATAATATTTCACCAGAAAAGATTATAGGTGTAGCATCAGCAGGTGTTTCTGTTGATAGATTTTTAAAAGGTACAACTCCTTTAGATTATCTTGAAACAGAGGGTGCTTGTATAACTCCAAACGGTGCAAAGTTTAAAACAGACAGTCAAGGGTTCTTACCTGAGATGATGGAAACAATGTATAAAGAACGAGTTATATACAAGAAAAGAATGTTGGACGCTAAAAAGAAAAAAGAAATTACTGGAGATAAAACTCTAGATAAAGAAATTGCAAGATGTCATAACATTCAATGGGCAAGAAAGATTGCATTAAACAGTGCCTATGGTGCAGTTGGTAATCAATACTTTAGATACTATGATGTCAGACAAGCAAGTGGTATTACCACTGCTGGTCAATTTATTATCCGTTTTATAGAGAATAGAATGAATGAATATCTTAATAAGATTATGAGAACTGAAGATAAAATGGATTACGTTGTTGCGTCTGACACGGATAGTATATATGTTGTGTTAGATAAACTTGTTGAACAAACTTGTCAAGGTAAAACAGATGACCAAATTGTAAATTTTCTAGGTAAAGTATGTGATACTAAATTAGAACCTTACATTGAAAAATGTTTTAATGATTTATCTAAGTACACAAATGCATATAAGAATGCTATGGTTATGAAACGAGAAGTTGTGTCTAATAAAGCAATATGGGTTGCAAAGAAAAGATATATGATGAACGTGTTAGATGAAGAAGGTGTTCGTCTTGCTAAACCTAAGATGAAGATAATGGGTATTGAAGCAGTAAAATCATCAACACCTCAAGTTTGTCGTGGTAAAATTAAAGAAGCAATTAATTTAATTATGATTAAAGATGAAACATCATTGCAAAACTTTATACAAAATTTTAAACAAGAGTTTTTTAAACTACCTGCTGAACAGATTTCTTTTCCTAGGTCTTGTAATAATCTTAAAAAGTATAGGTCATCAAAAGATATTTTTATCAAAGGTTCACCTATTCATGTTAAGGGTGCATTAATATATAATTACAATATACAAAAAATGAAATTGCAAAACAAATATCCTTTTATACAAGAAGGTGATAAGATTAAGTTTGTTAAATTACTAGAACAAAACCCATTTAGATTTGATGTTATAAGTTATGTAACTAAACTACCACCTGAATTTAAATTACAAGAGTGTGTGGATTATGAAGTGCAATTTCAAAAGACATTTCTCGACCCTATGAGATTTATTCTTGAAGCAATAGGATGGTCAGCAGAGAAACGTGCAACACTAGAGGACTTCTTTGCTTAAATTTCCCGATAAAAAATATAATATAATTTATGCAGACCCACCATGGTATTTTAAATCAAGAAGTGTAAAAGGTGAAGGTAGAAATCCAAATCAGCATTACGACTGTATGAACTTAGACGATATAAAGAAGTTACCGGTACAAGACATTGCAGATAAAGATTGTGTGTTGTTGATGTGGGTAATTGACCCAATGTTAACTCATGCATTTGAAGTAATCACATCATGGGGTTTTATATATAAGACAGTAGCATTTACATGGGCAAAAACAAATAGTAAATCTATGGGCATGTTTACAGGTATGGGATACTGGACTAGAGGTAATCCTGAGATGTGTTTACTTGCTACAAAAGGTAAACCTAAAAGAGTAAGTAAAGCAGTAAAACAATTAGTGATATCGGAGAGAAGAGAGCATAGTAGAAAACCTGATAGAATTAGAAGTGATATCGTAGAACTGTGTGGTGATTTACCACGAATAGAACTCTTTGCTAGACAAAGAGCAAATGGTTGGGATAGTTATGGTAACGAGATTTAAAAAATTAAAAATGAGAATTAGATTATTTTTATCTATATTTAAAAAAAGAAAAGATAAAGGTAGTCCTTGGATATATTAATATGTGGAAATATTGGTGCAAAGCAATAGGCACAAAAGCATTTGACGAAGATAATAAAGCAGATAAAGTAGCAATAATTAGAACTTGCTGGATTGTATTGCACATTATTACCTGTATTGCAATTATATCTAATACATTGAGGCAATGGTAATGATTACATTAGGAATTTCAGAAGGGTTTCATAATTCATCTGTCTGTTATGTAGAAGACGGTGAAATATTGTTTGCTTCAGAATCAGAAAGATATACTGGTAATAAAAATGATAGGTGGGTACCGGGTGACCTATTAGATATGTATGAATGTGACAACATGGTTTATTATGAAAAACCATTTAAAAAAAATATTAGAAGATTATTAGCAGGTCAGTCGTGGGAAAAAACTAGATTTAAATGTGATAACTACTACTCACATCATTTATCTCACGCCGCCGCAGGTTATTATACTGCACCATTCGAAGATTGTAATATATTAGTTATAGATGCTATTGGTGAATGGGAAACAATTACGATATGGGACAATCTAAACAAGATTAGGTCTTGGTCGTACCCATATTCTTTAGGGTTATTATATTCAGCAGTAACACAATATTTAGGATTTAAACCTAACGAAGAAGAATATATTGTTATGGGTATGTCTGCATTTGGTGAACCCATTTATAATTATGAATACCTATTGTACGAAAATAATCACAGAGGTATAAAATCATTAGAAGGTAAACCTGAAGATATCGCCGCCTCAATACAAAAATTATATGAAGACGAATTATTGAAGTTAGTAAAGATGTGTTCTAAAAAGAACTTAATACTAATGGGTGGTTGTGCATTGAATTGTGTTGCTAATAGTAAAATCAAAGGTAAGAATATCTGGATAATGCCATCACCCGGAGATGCAGGTAGTTCTTTAGGTGCATCAGCATTAAAACAAGGTAAGATTAATTGGGAACATCCATATCTTGGTTATGATATTAGCAGATACATAAATCCTAAAGAAGTTGTTGATGATATATTAGAAAATAAAATAGTAGGTGTAGCAAATGGTAGAGCAGAATTTGGACCTAGAGCATTAGGTAATCGTTCTTTATTAGGTGACCCTAGATATGATATCAAAGATACTGTTAACACAATTAAAAGAAGAAAAAAGTTTAGACCTTTTGCACCTGCAATTTTAGAAGAATATGCAGATGAGTATTTTGAAGGACCTATGAATCGTTATATGCAGTTTGTAGCAAAAGCAAAACACGATTATAAATCAGTAACACATGTTGACAATACTGCAAGAGTTCAAGTTGTTGAGAAAGATTGTAAGTCAGTAATAAGACCCATACTAGAAGAGTTTTATGAAAGAACTAAAGTTCCTATGTTGTTGAATACATCACTTAATATAAAAGGTAAACCTATGGTAAACACAGAGAAAGATGCAAGTAAGTTTACAGAGAAGTATGGTGTGAATGTCTGGTAAATTATTAGTTGTTGGTGATAGTTTTTGCTCTAGATATTTACAACAAGCAAGAAAAGTTAAAGCAACAAAACGAAATTCTTATTTGTGGGAAATATCTGAATACAAATATTGGTTTGAATATCTAGGTGAAAAATTAAATTTAGATATTATTAATCAATCTTTTAATGGCGCTGGTAATCAACAAATATTTGATAATACATTGTATGCTTTAAATACAAATGATGATATAGAGTTTGCCATTATTTGTTGGTCAGAGTTCGATAGGGTAGATTTACCATTTACTAATACTGGTGGTAGAGATTCTATTCACATCAATTTAACACTTGAAAATGAAACATATAAATCTTCAGAAAAATATAATACTTTATTTACAGATGACAAATTGTTCGACACTAAATGCATGATAGATAGGTTTCTAAACTATTCTGTAGCAATAGATAATTTATTAAAACATAAAGAAATAAAGAATATACAAGCATTTTCAGTTAGACCTTATCCAGAAGGTAGTAAAAAAGACAGAAAACAACCCCTTACTATATTAAAAGAATACATGAATCATGAGTTATTTGATAAGTTAAACGAAGAAAACTTCTTTATGTTTCCTGGTACAAAAGAGTTGGGTGGGGGTAATTTTTACGAGTTAATAGGAAGATACTGGAATGACAACTGGAAAGAGTATGTTTTAAATTCTAATGATGATAATCTAGCAAATGAAGGTTGGATTATTGATGGTCACCCTAACGCAAAGGGTCATAAATTAATATTTGATAAAATATGTAGTTTTATGCTTGACAAATAGAGATATATTTGATATACTCTTTATATTGATTCGTAAAGAATCATTTATTGTGAATATAAAGAATATTTACTATAGTCCATCTCATGCTTGACAAATTGAGATAATTAGTATATAATCATTATATTGATTCGTTAATAACTAAATAAAGGTAAATTATATATGTCTTATAAAAAACTAACTAAAAAAGAAAAAATCGTTAACTTATTATCTAAAGGTAATTCAGTATCTTGGAAACTATTAAGGGCACGATTTAATCTTAAATCACCTACTGCAATGATTGATACCATCAAATCTGAGGGTAATGTAGTATACACTAATCGTACTAAAGAAGGTGTATCATATAGAATGGGCAAACCATCTAGAGCAATCATACAGGCAGGCATTAATGCTGTGCTTGGTACCAAGTATGCATACAAAAGTTAGAAATATAATATAATTTCTTATCAAAAGGGACTTGACAACAAGTCCCTTTTTTTGTATAATGAGGGTGCATGAATTACTTATATGATTTTAAAAATGATAAAGGTCTACCTATTATGG